GAACGAATAGTACCGTTGACATAGAGTCGTGACTTTGTATTGCCTTCTGGAAGAACCGCCCGAGCTTGCTCTTTAGCAATCCCTGCTTCAATAGCCCAGTCATAAGCATGCTTAGCCTTTGCAATTACCTCTTCTTGAAGCACGCGCCATGCCCTTTGAATATGTATATCTTCCGTCTTTACTGAGTTCTGCCGGTTGGTAGGATCCTGCATTCGAGCTTCTCTTAATTCAAATGCAGACCCTAGGCCATTAACATCAGCGTACCGCTGCGAGAACTCCTGGAAGCTAAAGCTTCGGTGGCGGAGTAACTGGCGAGCGATGTCTCTCGTCGTGTTAACTTCAATTGTAGCGCTTGCCATTTCAAACGGTGACCAATGTTTGTGCTTGATGAGGTATTCAAGTAGTTTTGGGGTTGTTTTGGTGTTAGCTTGGTTTGATGGATTGGAGACACGGGCGCAATAAGCGATGAGGTCTTGGATGTTGTCCAATCCTTCACCTGAAAGTTCGCCTGCGTGTATCCGGTGGCTGAGCTGAGTATATGCAATGAGTTTAACCTTCATTAATTGATTCCTTCATTATTCCATTTTAAAGTCTTTAAACTTATTGGTCATTTCAGCTGTTCTAGAATTATCCATCGCTGGAGTATCGTTAATTAGATTAGCTTCTGCATCTTGAACATCTCTAAGTTTCATTTTAGATCTATCAACGCCAATCACAAAGCGCTTGTATGCGCCAGGATCATTGTATCTGTTCTTCAATTGTTTTACCATCATCTGACCTTGAGCATCTAGCTCTTCGGTAGCAATCAATGCAAACATTAAGTCTGCTGTAGCGGGTAGTCCAAAAGACTCACTCGTATCTTCAAGCCCAGGATCTGAGCTAGAAAAACCTGCACGTGTCGTCTGCGTTGCAGACACAATCGGTACGTTAAACTCAACTGCAAGTCCCCTCATCTCTTCTGCAATAGCTTTTATATATGTATAACTATTAATAGAGCCACCCATAGCTTTCATACGAGCTGAGCCACAAATATTTAAGTAATCGATAAAGATAATCTCTGGGACAAAGTTCCGCTTCAATTTAAGCTCATTCAATAGAGCTCTGAAGTGAGATGTGTTAGCTTGACCAGTAGGATACTCTTTAATGATTAACTTGCCATTGCCCTTGCGAGCTAGATTCTCCACCTTAGATTTAAAAGTATCTTTGGTAATGTTCTCTAGCTGATCAATAGGTATGTCAAGCAAGTTAGCATCAATACGTTCAGCAATCCGCTCTTCTGCCATTTCCATTGTAATGTATAGAACATTACGGCCTTGCATCAGAGCATTAGCAGCAACGTGACACATAAAGAGAGACTTACCAACGCCAGTACCAGCAAGCGCAATGTTAAGCGTTTTACGAGGGAGACCACCTTTTGTGATTCTATTAAAATAGTCGAGGTCGAAGGGAATCCTTTCTTCTTGTTGATGATAGAAATCGTAACGCTGTTCTACGTTATCGATATAATCGTGCCCAATGTTAGTATCAAAAGATACAGCAAGGGCCTTGGTTAAAATATCAGGCAACGCGTTCTTAGTCAGATCTTGATGCTTACCATCGATAATAGAGATAGACTCCATAATGGCATTATATACAGCTTTATCTTGACACCACTTCTCAGTAGTATCTAGTAGCCATTGTTGATCAATCTCTTCTTTACCAAAGATCGCTGGTAGCATTTCCTGTGCAGCTTGATATGTATCTGCATTAAACTTATCGCTAGCGTCAATCTCAATCTGAAACGCTTCTTTGGTCGGCAGTTTGTTGTACTTGCCAACAAACATACCGATAGCATTAAACAATTGACGATATACACCTTCAAAGTAATCGGGCTTAACGAACGGTAATACTTTCCGCATATACTCTTCGTTCGTTAAGATGTTCCGAAGTATCGTCTGTTCAAGGTTGCTCATTAATCTCTTTCTCCGCTGCGCTTTCTACTATAGAATATAATACACTACCTGCAACAGTTTGTAAACGAGTATCATTAACCTTTAATTCAGGATCAGGAGTAGAAACAATTTCATAATCAAAGTTGAGACAGTCGACGCCGGCAACAATCTTGCCAAAAGAAATTACAGTTTCTGCAAACTCGCCTGTCATCAGACGAATGTCCCAATGGTCTTCATCTGTATTGCTCGCCAATAATGAATAGTCTTCATTCTCGATCATAGTTCCATCTCCGCTATAGCGTCCATCGATACTAGAGACTGATGTCCAATTTGATATTGCTTCTTCAAGAAATCTTTAAAATCTGTTTCAGCAAAGATTGGATCCCAGAATAATTTGTCGTTAGTTCCATCGTACCGTACTTTAGGTCCAATTTCTCCAGTAGTCGTATCGACCACAGCATACCAACCATTGGAAGGCTTAGTAACATAACCACCAGCAAGAGCACAATCGAGCAGGCCAGAGTACTTACGGACACCACCTTCCCAAGAAACTGTAATAGGAATCTTAGACTTCTCTTTAACATATCGTGATTTCTCCACGTTAATAATAAAATGGTACCCTTGAATCTCTGTACCCTTCTTATCTTGCTGACGTCCAAGAATCCAGATATTATCTGCTGAATAGTAAATACCCGTGCCACCACCAACGATGTCTTTTGGGAACAGACCAATCTCTTTGTAAGTATGATTGACAGCAATCAAAGGAATGTTCTTCATAGTAAGATAAGGCGTGGCCATACGGAACAATCCTTTGAGAGCTTTGGCACGCGACATATCAGCTACCGACTTCTCATTGATAGCATCATCCATTTCTTTCTTGGATGCCATATTACCAATAGAGTCAATAACAATAATCACCTCATCAGCACGATCCAACTCTTCTAACTGACCGATCATATCAAACTTTAGTTCTTCTACGTTAGTAATAGGTGTATGAAGTACACGTGAGGGATCAATGCCAAACTGTTCGAAGTATGACTGGGGGCTGCCAAATTCACTGTCGTAGAACAACATAACGGCGTTTGGATGCGCGTTAAGGTAGGCACCAGCCATCAGTAGCGCAAAGGATGTTTTAAAGTGCTTGGAAGGACCAGCAAGGACCAATAGCCCAGCTGATAGACCTCCATCTACATCACCAGACAATGCTACGTTCACCATAGGAACGTCTGTTGGTGTAAAGTCTCGTTCGTTAAAGAACTTAGAGTCAGACAGAACATCTGTCGTCTTGATCTTACTGTTCTTCTTTAGTTTGTCCATAATCGACATTGTTTGCCTTCTCTCTATCATCTAAGTCATATTGTGAGCGGTAGTCATTATTGATCTTAATAGCTTCTTCCAATAAAGTCAAGCTCTTTGTTATCTTTGTGAACGCTAAAGAATCCTTTGGTAAGCAAGCGCCTCCAAAGCCTCGTTTACCATCATACCCAGGAACACGGTTATGGGACTTTCCAATCCTGTCATCTTCTTCTACAGCATTGACGATCATGTTATAAGAAACACCATAATCTATACACGTATCATATAGCTGGTTAAAGAACGTAACCTTTGTAGCCAGATAGCTATTGATAGTATACTTTACAAATGCAGCCTCTTTGGCTGGCATCCTAATAACCTTTTCCATCTTGCACATGCTAAACTGATTATACAGGAACTCTGCATAATCGACAGCAACAGGCAAACCACCAAATATCTGCAACTTCATCCGAATAAATTGCTCGAGTGCATTATTCTCAGTTAGAAACTCAGGATTATATACGATCCTATGTTCCTTTTCACTCATTCTTGCTGTCGTCATAATTCTTTCGATGATAGGAGGCGTAATGGTAGACTTGATAACAATAAAACATTGTGTGTGCTGTAACAGTTTTAACACAGCATCTTCTACTATAGTGGCATCGACCGTACCATCTTCTCGCATGGGTGTTGGCGCGCAAATAAATACTGCCACCGGATCCCAATCACATAACTCATCGATATTTGTGTTATGCTTTGGATCACAATAGAACTTATCAACAAAGGGGTGGGTAAAGCCGTAATCAACAGCCTTGCCCACAAAGCCGTGGCCAACAATCCCCAGTTTAAACTTATCCATTTTCTTCTTCCTTTACGCGCTTTCTCAGATCACTAGTAGAGAATCTGTGATCTCTCTTGTTAAAGTATATCTCAATTCCTCGTGAAGCACAAGTGGCTCGGCCGGTAAAAGTTTCATCTTTGTATTCAGCACCAATGACACGGACATCAATATCATACATTTTTAGAATGTCTAATAAATCTTCTTCTGATTGATAGGGGATAATTTCATCCACATAACGAACAGCAGCCAGCTGAGTGTATCTCTCAACTAGCGTCTGCACTGGCTTATTCTTTTCTGGTCTATCATACGATGGATCGACTTGTATTGCACATATCAAGTGATCACATTGTACACTAGCGTCTCTCAACATCATAACATGACCCGCATGAAGCAGATCAAATGTAGATGCAGTTATTCCTGTAATCATATCACAGTCCTTTCAATCGGTCCCACGTATCTTGCCAATTACATACTTCATGTACTATACCACCCATTTCATCTATTGCCAACGCCAATTCATAATCATTTCCCCCTGGTTGACACATATCTCCAAAGAAATGTATCTCGCCTTGGTTACGGAAGTCTGTTATAATTTGAGATTTATTTCTTCCACGGGCAACAATATCAATCCCAATCTCACCAGCTACACTAGCTTGATACTGTGGAAACCGTTTGTTAAATCTTTCTGCAATCTGGACTCGTTCACTTTGCTCTTTGTCCCACTTAGTATAGTCAGCACGCTGGGTTTTATTTGATCTGCGGCCTAAAATAGAAAAGTTGATTAGTCCTGGCCTGTGCTCAGCGTGGACTCCAGTACGAAATGGATATTCACTTCTATTCAACTCAGTTTGAAAGAAATCCAATGTAAGAGGATCCCAATCAATATTTGCTGTGTATACATTCTTTGAACCTTCGTATACATCATTACCAGAGCATTGATATGTTCTAATAGCTAGATTGTATATTGGAGAAGTCAGTTGCTCTACTGTCTTATCTTTATCAGACCCGGTAACATAATAAACAGGATTATGGGTTGCAAAGTGTTCAAACCAAGCCGCAAAATGTTTGTTAATTCGGCCGCGGGATGGAGTCAGTGTTCCATCAACATCAAATATAAAACTATGCATGCCCCACTGTCTCTCTCTTAATATCGCTATGAGAAAATTCTGCCCAATATAATTCAAATGCTACACCATCTTCAAGACATTCAAACTGATGATATACACCAGGCTTGACTTTAGTGTACATTCCTGGTTCTAGAATAGTCTCATCAATTAGATCATAGTCATTCTGCCATACACGAATAAGCATACGACCCGACTCGACGTAAAAGCCATTCCATTTAAATTCGTGAAGATGCTTAGAACAAACACCTCCTTTGTTCATTTCAATACGATGAAACTCTAAAGCTCCATTGGCTTCTACGAGCTCTGTATTGCCCCACACTTTACCTGCTATCATTCTATACTCTCCTTAATGCAAAATAGATACGCGTGATTACCTTATCCAATGATCCAATCCGCATATTTTTACCATCTGGACCATTAGGTGGTCTACCTACTGATACAATCTTTAAGCCATTATGCGATATTAAGTCTACAAGCTCGTTATGACTAATATCATTACAATCTACAGAGAAATCAGGCTTGTCTCCTTCTAGCCATTCTGTATGATCAATTACCAGCATACCATTATCACTTAGCTGATCTTTCCAATTTAAGAGTGTTTGCTTGGGATCGGGCCAAGAATGATCAAATGAATTGGAGTATACAATATCCCATTTTCCAACCCACTCGTCTTTTTGTTTGCAGAAATCCCACTGAATAGTATTTTCATACATGTGGGCAGTATCTGATATTTCCGTTCCTAAAACAACAGCATCGGGCACAGCATCTAGAAAATAATTCTGCTCTGCACCAGTGCG